GACTTCCTCGAGCGAGCGAGTCCACGAAGTCGGCGCGCCCTGGATGTCCAGAATCTCCGGCATTGCCACATCGAAGTTGAAGAAGTCGAGCGGCGCGGGGTCCATCGTCATCTTCGCATAGTTGGCCGCGGAGTCAAGCGCGCGCATGAAGCCCGCCGCCTTCTCCGCGCGCTGCATACGCGACATGGGTGAATCGTATTCGATCTTGTATTCCACGTCCCCGGCTTGCTGCAGGAGCGGAGGCATCGGGGGCAGGAGCCCCTGCATTGCCAGCACCTGAATCTCGCGCTCAATCATGCGGCCGAGGAACTCCGCCTGCAGGCGGCCGGCAGTGGGCGCGATCAGCATGCCCTTCTCGCGCGCCCGCTCGAGGACCTCGGTCGCCGTCATCTGCGGCGTGTCGATGAGAATCTGGAACAGGTTAATCAGGAAGGCGTCCTTGATGGTCTGCCGTTCCATCTCCATCAGCTTATCGCCCACGGCGATGTTGCCCACCGGCAGCGTCTGGACGAGCGGTCGGCCCTCGGCCGATACTCCGCCGGCGATGGCCTTGCCCGCGCGCACCTTGAAGTTGCCGCCGAGGACGCCGTCGTCGTGGTAGAGAAGCACCGGGTCCACCGTGCGGTGCCCCTGCACCAGCATGACACGCTTCTCGTCGTTCAGCACCTTGATCGCGGGCAGCACCCACTGTGCGGGCCCGCGGCCGTATTCCTCGCCGGGCGACTGCGTGTAGCGGGCGACGGCGAAGGGGAAGCTATCGTAGCCGCCCTCGCGGAGCTCGGTCTGCGTGGTTATCTCGATATGGCAGGACAGAAACGGCTTGCCCTGCGAATCGACGCGGCCCGGGTCGTAGTCGGAGCGCGGCGCGACGACGTGTAGGATTTCGTGTCGCGTCTCGGCCTGCTGCGGGTTTTTGGCCTGCTCCTTGACTTGATCAGATGCGGCGTTGCCATACTTCTGGACAATCTGCCGCGCACTCATGAAGAGCGCGCGATACATCGTATCGACGATGCCGGCATGATTCACCACGAAGTAAGATTCACCCAGGTGAACATGGTGGTAGCGGAGTCCCGGCGTGTCGTCGGGCTGATCGATGAAGAGGGTCCCGTTCCCATAGGCGCCGAGACCAAGGTAGGCCTGCTGGCTGTTGCCGACGAAGTTCGCCACCGGGCGGTAGCGATAGTTGAACAGGATGTCGTTCATGTCGTCGAAGAACATCCGCACGCGGCGGTTGCGCTTCAACGTCTTGTCCCCAGGCACCAAGCGGTGCCAGATACCGGACTGCGGAGTGATCAGCGACTCGATAACGCTGGCGAACTGCATACAGGCGTGCGCCGCGGTCGAATCGTATTGGAGCTCAGTTTTCTTCTGGCCGTCCGAGCCGTAGGCGTTGTTTGCCCCGCGGGACATGAAGGAGTCCCGGTGCGAGGGCAACACGCGCGCGGCCGCTTCCTCCCACTGAACATCCCAGTTTCCACGTCGGGAGCGCAGCGTCTCTAGGCGCTGCAGGAAGAATTTGGTCTTGTCGGACACTGCTTACCCGAGAACCGTGCGGGCGACGTTCTTCCGGCGCGCGGTCGGCGCCCGGAATTGCAGCACGTCCGCTTCGTTGTCGCCGCGAATGGCGCCGGCAGCTTGCGCTCGCTGCAGAAGCGTGGCTTCTTGCAGTTCGAGCTGCTTCGCCTTCGCCTCGTCCTTTACAGCTTTATCCTCGGTCGGCGTGGGCGCGGCACCGCCACCGCCTTTATCCGCACCGAGAAGGCCGGCCACAGGTTTGCCAACGATCGGCACTTTCGATACAACTTTGGTCATTGTTTGCTCCCTAGTTTGTTACGTTTTGCCGCCCTCACCTTAGCAACAGCGGCCGTGCGCATCCGCTCAAGGGTGAAATAACCTACCGCCAGCGGCACCGTTCCTGTTTCCTCGCACCACGTTTCATCTTCGCTACGCAGCGGAAGCAGCCGGTCGATCCGCGCTTGGACGACTGACGGGCCGCGCACCTTGCGCCGGCTGATTACGTCGACGCCTTCAATCCTGCGCTCAACCGCCATACAAGGTCCGCGACACGTTGCGACGTTGCGTGGATTTCAGAAGTCCGCGCCCGAACTGCTCTTCCGCGCGCATCTCCGCCCCACCAACGTCGGTCTTGCTTGCGCGCCGCTGGCGCTGGTTTTCCAGGTCAGAAGTCTGCGCGGCGAGCGCTGCCTCATCGCTCTTGCGTTTAGCGATGACGTCCGCCTCCGCGGCTTGTTGCTCCGCAGATGGCATGACCGGCGTCTTTGGTCTTGAGAATGACATGCTAACCTCTACTCCTATAGTATCACAGATCCTCACCGAGCCACGGTTCTCCCTGTTCTTCCGGGGACTTACGCGGTTCGCGAACGTAGTCGATGCGGGGTGGGTTCTTGACCTCGAACGTGCAGGCGAGTGCGTCCGCATCGTCCGGGCTGGCGAGCCCACGGCCCTTGAGCGTTTCCTTAGTCTCGAGGATTTTCTTGTTCTCTTCGCGCCCGGACCACTTCCAGCCGCGGTCTGTCAACTGGTGTGACAACGTTCCTTTGCTGCCATCGTCAACCTCGATCATTCCGCCCGGGAGCCATGAGCGCATCCGGCCCCATAGCTCAGCGGCGTGGGACGCATACTCACCGTCCTTGTCGTGGGGCGACTCACCGAACTTAACCTCGAGCAGTTTGCCGTAGGTGCGCTTGCGCTTCAGGATGTCGATGACGCCGGTGCCCATGCCGAAGTCGATGCAGATGTATTGCGGGCGGAACTCGTAGTCGAGCTTGAGGACGTTCTCCGCGATCTGCACGTTGTCCTGCCCATACCAGGCGCCGGCCGTCCGGGCGCCCACACAGTTGCGGGCGTTCCGCCCTTGGCGAAACCGCCACGATGTCTTGCCCCGCGGCGCCGGGTCCACACCGAGAATCAGGGCTTCACCGTTGTCCGGGTGGAATTCGTTCCGCTGCGCGAGCTCGACGACCGTGTGCGGGATGAACTGGTCCTCGGTCGTCTTGGGCGCGAGGCCGTCGATTTCCACCCGCACGTAGTCGGAGTCCTCGCCATAGCGCTCAATGTCCGTCTTGATCTTCTGTTGGTCGACGCCGGCCAGGCCACGGATGCTGATCGTGCGCCGGTGCCAACCCTTGCCCATTCGGTCGTCGTTGAACAACTCGAAGAAGCGCCCTTGGCGCGTGCGCATCTGCGAGGCCGCGAGGAAGAATCGGTAAGGGTTGACCTCGGTGAAGAAGCCCTCGGCCACGTCCCACACTGGCGTGGCGATGCCGCTTGCTTCATCGAAGAGCACACACATGCCGTAAGGGTTGTGCGCGCCGGCGAAGGAGTCCGGATTGTCCTCGCTCCACGTCTGGCCGGCCACATACCAGTAGCGGGGATCAATGCCGAGGCCGCCTTCTTCCGGCAGCCCGCGCACCAGGTCGAGCAGCCACGGCTGCGGCGTGATGCGAAGCGTCTCGACGGTGAACCAGTGGCTGTTGATGGCGGCTCCGAACCAGACCGCGAACTCGGGGAATGTCTTAGAGCGCATCTGCGTCTCGGTGTTGGCGGTGACGATCACCGGCGCACCGATGCGAGTGGAGACGTGCCAGTGCGCGAGCATACCGAAGAGAGCGGATTTGCCCGGCCCACGGCCCGAGGCGATGGCCTCACGGAAGATGTCGCAGGGCAGGTTGTTCTCGATGGCGAATTCAGCGTCCTGCACATGCTTCCCGATCCTCTGCAGGTCCTCGAGTTGCCAGTCCCGCGGGCCTTTGAACGACTCGAAGGGCGTGCCCTTGCGGCCCCAAGGGTAACAGTAGATAGCGAAGCCAACCGGATCGTTCTTAAACGCAAGAATCTGCGTCATGATTTCGATTTCAGCTTCAGGTGTGCCGCGCATTTACCATCCTTCGACCTTGTCCGCTGTCCGGCTTCTAAAGGAAGCCCGGACACGACAGACAATTGTGGAAATTATTCTATATGATTTTTCGCGCGGGGGCTGCGAGAACCACCCCGCACGCGGGTCTCAACTGCAATCCTTGGGGTCGCCCCCTGCCGCGCCCCCCGTCGATTTTCTGCGAGCCTTGGGCACCCAAGCGCACGCTACCTAGCGCAATTTGACATACTACTGATATTGCGAACTAGCGCGCGCACAATCGCACAGGATCAAAGGCTTAGCGCGCACTCTTGAACTATTATGCAGCATCAGTCGGAATCGGGCCACTGATTCTAAAGGATATTCGCTAATTCGAGCCCGAGCGCTGGCGCATCGTCAAGCACGCGCTCGCTCTCGCCGTTGACGAGCCTGCCGGCGCGCGCTTGTGCCAGGCGTAGCTGCGCATCACGTATGATCTGCGTGAGATCGACGGCGCGCACGTTCATGTCGATGATCGCCTTGTCGCTGTAGATGCGCGGGTTGCGCTTGCTCGCTAACCATTTGAGGGAGTCGACGCGCACTCGCGCGAATTGGCTGTCGAGCTCGCGATTATCAATGGTAGCTTGTATTTCATCAGCAAATGCGTCCGCGGATTGAATGCGTGCCTCTTCCCATTCTTTCGCGGCTTGCGGATTCGTGGTGCGATAGACACGAACCTGGTCTGGCGTAAGGCCCTTGGCCCTAATGCCGGCGCCGATCAAGCCACCGCTTGCAACGGTCTCGATTAGATCAAGCCAGGCTGCTTCAATGCGCGCAACGGTTTCTGGTCCAAGTCGAGTAGCCATCATTTAGTGTATCAGAGCGCGGAATTAATTCAGGCTGAATTACCATGTCTTGAGCGTCCGTTGCGTCAGGTGTTGTCCGTCTCAATCCCTATAAGGGATTGAGAGCGCGGACAGACATTCACAATGTCCGACGGACACCGCGGACAAATTTGGACATGCTTGATTCTAAACAGCATTATCTCTGACAAACCGCGGACATGCTCTGACACCCGACACTTATCCACAGGCAGTGTCCGAAGTTGCTTTTCTGACATGCTGGCAGTAGGGTTATTATTCGCCCTCTTAAGAATCAGGCGCTTGCGAATTATTCCTCACGTAAAGCTTTATCGTGTCCGCGGTGTCCGTGCAAACCTCGGACAAATGTTGGACACGCTTGATTCTAAACAGCATTATCGCGGACACTGTCCGCGCGGACAACCAAATCCCACATTGTGAAATTAGACCTTCAATACGCGAGGCTGCAAAACAGCGCTTGACAAGGGCGCCGCGGGAGCGTATCGTGCGAGTTACTGGCACTCACGCCAGGCAACCGAAAGGGACACGATGAACGCAACCGAAAAGAGGCTAGCACGTCACATTGAGAGCGCGGAATTCTATCGAGCTCGCGCGGCCGAACGTGGTGCCAATGTAGTCGACTTGCAACACTTCGCCCGCAAACTCGCGGCCGCGGAGCGGGCAGTCGAGCGCGGATACGCTATGCTCGAGCGCTCGCCGCTGGATTTTTCTTAACCCATCACTCGAAAGGATATCAGCATGAAAAACGCATTCGCAAAATCACGCAAGCCCGGCAACGCCTACGTTACACTACAATCGCAGGGATGGGCATGGCAGATTCTCAAACTCTACAAGACGCCGGCAAGCTCGCTCGCAGATCAATACGCGCGCGCATTCTGCTTTGTGACGTCCCCG